CTACAGAACCAGGAGCAAGAGTAACGGTTACCTTATCGCCAGGGATACTTCCTGGGTCGATTAGAGCTACACCGGCTTGAACTAGATCCTTAGCGGTAATTTTCTTTGTTTCGCTCGCGCTTAGATCGACGATCGCCAGAACGTCGTCTGACTGCAGAAGCGCACCAGCGAGTCCGGGCAGCTGCGTAATTCTTAAGTCAGCCATCCAAGCTCACAAGACAGGTACTTTTGTCTATTCTAAGATGGATCCTCTAGAAGGATTCCGCTGACGTCTTCTTGCAGGATCAGGTCAGAGTCTTCCTGAGTCAAGAAACTTTCAGGGTCTCCTGTGTGTAGGTCGATGGGCCCGGTTGTGACAAAATCGACACGAGAACCTACGATCTCACCTGGGGCGAAGCTTAGGCCGACGTTTGTGACGATGCAATCGGCTTCGTACCAGACGGAGGGGCTGCCCGCGTATAAGAAAAATTGTCCTCTGAATAGGGCGCCTTGCTTTAGGCGTAGGAGTAGCTCGCAGAGGTAGTTGGGTTGCTCTTCTCGTGAGAGGTTACGCACTTGCTCACATGCACTGTTTTTGTAGTCCCAGATGCAGTCGATGGAGCCTTGTCCTGAGATTAAACCTTTGGAAAAATAGGCTAGGAATTCTTCACCTAGTGCTGTTGTGTCTACAGTTTGACGGCTAGTTGTGATTTCCCAGCTACGCATTTGACCGTAGCAGCGGAAACGGCTGTTACGGGTTTGAACAATAATGTCTTTGCTGACTGGAGGGGCTACTAAATCTATTGCTCTTTCAAATTTTCCATTTATGGAGTCCTCAAAATCATCGTAGAGACGGATGCCTCCTGTGTCGTCGATGTGGCAATACCAGCGCCCGTCTGGGAAGTTGTGCCCTGCAACAAGAACAAGCTCGGATCCGTCGAGTGTGTAAATCTCGATGCGGTCACCTGTGTTTAGGGCTTCGACAGGAAAATCAAAGCTGAATCGCTTACGGGCAACGTTGACATCATCTGGGTCTAGAGAACTTCTTAGGCGTCCTTCATTAGCTGTTGTTCTTTTTATTAGGAGGCTGCCTTCCTCCCCCATATAAACGCTCATATAACTACCTCAGAGAACGCACCATTGACCTGGAACGATACGTCGGCGGAAAATATCTCGCCTACAGCGCAAGTCATTGAGACAGTTGTTAGGTATACCTTGGCTTGTACGTGTCTTGGGCCTGTGAGTACACCGCCGTCGTCAATCTCAAGACGTAAAACTACTTCGTCTGCTTCTGGTGCGACTCCTTCTATGCCGGCTTTTAGAAGTTTGTTTATTAGATCGCTTGCTGAGTTGCTTCCGCCACTTCCGTCTGCGTCTGCGTAGTACAGGAGAGTGCAGCTTCCGGTGTTGGTGCGTGTGCCTGGAGTTACTGTTCCGTCAGTGTCCCCAAGGGTTGTGGTGTCGAGCAATCCAAGGTTAGAGCTGAAAGACCAGCTTTTTACTTTTGCTGCTTTTGCACCGTCGATGAACATCTTGCCTTGTGTTCCGCTGTAAAACATCAAATCACTCCAACTAAAGAGACAGTGATAGTGCTTATCCCAGGGCGCACAGCGGTTACTTGGGGTGCCTTCTCGTATCTCCAGTCTACTCCTGCTGGGGGAGAGAGGGCTCCTTCAGTGCCGTTCCAGCCTGCAAATAGGGCGACGCGGGCGTCAGGGCTGAATGTGAAGGTAGAGAACGTACCAGTGGTTTCGTCGTAGTGGTTGAGGAATTCTTCCGCGAGGGGGTCTGTGATGTTGGTGTAACTGAGCGCTAGCCTCAGGCCAAAACGCTTGTTGCCGTAAAGGATGCGGACTTCTGCACCGTTTTGTGCGTTGTATTTGCGGACGGGATAATCACCTGGGTCGAACTGGCGTGCCGTTGGGCGGATGGCGGGGTAGGGCATCAGTAACCTCTTACAAAGTTGCCGGAACCTTTGATCAGGTCTTTGGCGATTTGACTAATACCTGAAGCGTCAGTGGGGTGCTCTAATGCCAAGATTTTAACGAGACCGTCATCCTCCAATGTTAGTTCCTGTACTTGGTAGATACTTGTGGATATGCCGGGGTAACGCAGGGTGACAATGGTGTCCCATAGTTGCTCTTCTTGAACTTTGCCGTTGACGACGGTCATGTTGCCCTCAACGGTTGTGTCTTGTGCGCGGTCGAAATACCAGATCGGGTAGACGTTATCTGTGATTGCTGTTGTCATCACTAGCGTTCCATCCGCTTCGATGATGCCGTTGTTTGCTGCCTGGTACGGGCTTACTTGTGTGACAACTTTTATGTAGTTGCCGGGAGCGAGATTTAAACCCAGTGGGGTCGTCTTAAATGCAATGTTGTGTGTTACACGACGCCGCAAACTTAGTAGGTACTTGGCTGCTACAACAGCGTGTTCTTCGCTGCAGCAGTAGTCTGTCATGTCAAAACTTTCGATTGGGTAGTTTTGGCTGCCTGCTTCAGCAAAACGGATGGATACTGTGCGCTCTGTGGGTAGCTTGTTTACTTGCTCGTAACGCCAACGCATTAGAGCAATAAAATTACGTCGTTGGTCTGCTTCGAGGTATTGCGCCTCGAACGTACCTTCGATGATGTTTCCGTCGGTAAACAGAGCAGATATTGGAACAGCACTGAGGCTTATGTTCCCAGAAGACGTAGTTGGGATGGCTGGTATAAAACTGAATCTTCCGTCAGTTATTGAAAAATCTAGTAGGAAGTATGGGGCAATTCCGGTTATGTAGTTTCTTAGGTTTTCAGGCTCTGTTATTGCTCCGTTGAAAAATAGTTTGTTTGTTTTTAAGAAGGTGCAGGTTGAGCTAAAGCTGTCTAGGTCAATCAGTTTGTCGCTGAAAGTTTTTCCCATTCCTGCTGTTGGGTCAGTCATGAGGTAGTAGACAAGATCGGGTAGTAGGTTGCTTGGACCGATCGAACCACGCTCTGAGGGGAGGAAACGAGTGACTTCAACGCCTGTTTTAAGCCAGACTCTTAGTTGATCGATTCGAGAGAATTCACGGCCAGATCTGATAGCTAAAGCACAGCTGGTGAGCTTGTCATAGTTGACGCTGTACTCTCTAGATTTGAGTGTTTCTGTAACGTAAACAATACTGTGTTCTGCGGAGCTAGTATTAGAAGTTGTCCGCTCAGCGTAGTTACTGATATCTGTAATTTGTGCGTTTTGTTCAAATATACGGTCAGCTACTAATGTTCCGTCTACTTCCACTAGGGTTGTAGCTGATACTTGATAGAACACTCCGACCTCGGAACCGGTAGGTCTAAAAGGGTTGGAGGAAGATACTGTTCGAATGTCAGAGATGTTTATTCCTGTTGACCAATCTCCTGTTGAGCTATTGGGAACTACACTAACTCTTTCGGTGTCATAAACTTTGTTGACTCCAAATTTTTGAACGATTTCTGGTGGGGACTTAACAACTGTTGCTTGGTATTCAATTACAGTTGTTTTTGACCCGGAAGAAAGAGTGATTTCTTGTTTTCTTATTGTTCCTGTTGAATAATCTCTAGCATCACCTAGTACTTCGTAGCTGTATCCGTTTTCTCTGCCTCCCGGTCCACTGAACCCATCAGTGTCATTTACTTTAATTTCTACACCAACTTGTGAGTAATTTGCAGGGTTGCGAGGATTTTGGGGGAATGGACGGGCTGGAACACGGCAATTAAAAGTATCGCCCAGGTTCATACCTCCGCTACTACTGACAACAGTTATTTTTGTCAGATTCCAAGCGCGATAACCTGGGAAGTATGGGTGGTCAATCGGGAAGAAGGCGTTGACTACACCGTCAAACTTAAGTTCAAGCCAGCGGCCACCCCTTAAACCATCGAATCTGCGTGTAGCACTTCGGGTTAGTCCAAAAGAGCTGGACTGTCCGAAGAGTTCGTAGAAGAGCGCGGATTGTCTGTATTGCGTTCCACCGGGAACAGATGAGTATCCGTCACCAACTTGAACAACGGAGGTGGCAACAGTATCGTCGTCTTCTAAGTCGGGAAATAGCTCCGATATGATTATCGCAGAAGGAACATCTTTAAAGATTGGTGTAATCTCGTTGCTTTCTACGCCTGTGGCTAGCTCGGGACAGAATTCAATATCACCTTTTCTGACTATGCGGCCTGCTGCTTGTATAACAAAAGTTCCATAGTCGGTGTCGGCAGTTCGACTCAGTGTTGCACCTTGTGTTTGCCAATCGGTCAGACGCGCATCTAGTAGCCAAAACTCTGCTTCGTCTGGGCTGAATTGCGTTAAATCCGCACCGTTTTTTGGTAGAAATTTGTACTCGTATTCGCGAATTTCTGGGTGGATAAGCCTGAGAAAATTGTACTGATCGATTGGACGCGAACCACGGATAGCGAATTGTTCGCCCAGTGGACGCCACCTGTACTCTTTGTTGTTTTCGTCTACTCCTGCAGGACGCAGCCATATGGTAAATACTGATGTTCTATTGAAGTAGAGACTCATTGTGCCTGAGTTAATACTGTCGCCTCTACTGTCTGCTTTAATTAGTGACTCAGGATCGGGTAACGGGCTGAAATTACATAACCCACTGGCGCGGTTCCATACTTGACTTTTTAATCCAAATTCAGTTGATTCACAGGGTCTTGTGTTTCTAATTAAACCTAATCCGACGCGCATTATAGGGTAGTAGCCAGGGCCTACAGTTAGCCCGTTATTTTGAGACGCTCCTTCGTAGTCGTAGGTTCCGCCGCCTTGGTCGTCTGTAAATATGCCTCTAGTTATTACATCGCTACTTACAAAACCTACTTGTCTGCCGAACTCATCATCGGCAAAAGTGTCTATGCACTCCAGGTCAATGCTTTGCTCCTCGCGTTGTGTAAACGGTCCTGATACATTGAGACCCCAAACGTCTAACTTTCTACTTTTTACTACCCAAAGGGTTCTTGCAATCATTACTATTTGTCCCACCTGCATTAGGTCGTCTGCTTCTTCTCGCATACGCAAGGTGGTGTTGTTTATGTCATCAACGTTTACATCGTTTCTGTTATCTCCTTCCCAATACCTGTCTTCGGGTAAGACATTGCCACCGATAATGTATGTTGCCCTGTCTCCAATAGAAACAGGTCTCGTTACTCTGTGTCCGTTAGGTCCGCCTGGAGCAACCTCTTGTCCGTTTAAGAAACGCAAGCCCATGCGGCGACCGTATTCACGCCCCACGCCTTTTTGGCCTAGACGTTGTAGTTGGGTTGCGTTGGGGGGTTTGCCGTAAGTGCCTGAAATCTTGGCGCGGTTTCGTGCGGATGTAGACAGCCTCTCGCGGTATTCCTCACCGCTCTCTGTATTTTCACCGTCAGTTGTTCTTGATTTGGGCAAAGGCACCAACTCGAAGTTGACGCGGTAGCTGGTTCCGTTTGCTACACCGGCGTAGCAACCAAATTCTGCATTACTGGAAGGTGTATACGACTGTGAAAAAGCAGTGTCATTTGGGGTTAGGATACTTGGCGCAAGAAGAATATCGTTGTTTGTTTGTGGGTCGCCTGCGTCTGGCGTTGCTCTAGTCCCGTAGGCAAAGTTTTTAGCTTGTATTCTGCCGTTTATGCGGGTGTTTCTATTCCAGTAGAAAGCATATTTGTTTTTGTAAACGGCGTCTAAACCTACCGTTCCAAGGAATATTCCTTCGAGATCTGGGCGGTCAATGCCTTCCCCAAGACCTTGTTCCCCGATGATGAACATCAGCTTTACGCCTTGTTCGTTGCCGTAGCTAAAGGCGCGTGACCAGACGAGCTGGCCTCCAGATAAAACTCCGCCGATGTCGTCCTCACGCTTTGCAAATAGGACAGCAATTGGTTCGGCGTAGTTTGCTACGTCTGCAATTGTGTCGAAACCGCTGGTCGCACCAAAACGTTCTGAGCCTTGCCTGCTCGCTAAGCGGATGCTTTTGTTTTTTCTTTGGCCTGCTTTGTCGTTAGATGCTTCCGGTTTTTCGACAGCTGGGCGCAGAAGTGAGGCTGCAGCACTTAAGGCAAGGCCAATAGCAAGCGTGACAACAATGGTGACAGGGTCGCACCTGATGTCTGGTATGGCTTCGTAGCCTGCGGGTCTGCTACGCCCCAGGAAAGTAACTGCTTTTACGTGACGTCTGTATTCTTCTTCGCTGCAGCCAAGGGTTCGTATTAATTCTTTTTCGTAGGGGAGTAACGGACTAGCCAGTAATTCTGTAGAAGCGTTATAGGGCACCAGCTGACCGCTTTCGTCATCATGCTGATGTGAAGAGCGCCTTGTTCCCATATGACTCCGAACATCGGGCCTTGCCCGCTGAGTAGTAATACATCTCCATCGTAGCTACAACCGTTTACGCGATCCCCCCACCGCAACAGGTCTCGTAGATGGTTAAACCTAGGTTTGTCGTACCAGTTCTTGTCGAAGGTGGGTGTTGGTATATCCATGTGGTGTAGGGCTGCATAGACAAGCTGGATGCAGTCGATGTAGCCGTCTCCACCCCCAAGGCGGTAGGGCGTACCAATGAGGTCAGAACAGCTGGATGTTTGAGGTGGTAGGAAGGTTTCCAACGAGTCTTTGAGATAAACGACGAGCTGGTACGTCCGCACCAACGGCATCGATCAGGCTGTTTAGCTGGACATTGATGATGGTGTCAGACCAGCCACTGGATGATACTTGACCTACATAGCTGTGCAGAGGTTCTTGCTTTGTTTTGTTCTCGGGGTCGAATAGCACTACTTTGACGGTCGCCAGCCAGCGTTCACGGGCTGCCAATAAAGACCACTGACGCGATAGATCTGTGTTTGGGAAGATTAGCGTTGCGTCGATGTTGTCGCCCTGACGGTTTGCTGTTAGGCCGCTAAAGCCGAAGGGAACAAAAGAATACCCGTTGTAGTTTTCTTTTATCCAGAAGTTTTGCCAGAAGTATATGGCGTTACTGTTGTTGCTCAGCTCTAGGTATTGACCTATTGCAAAATCCATCATCATTAAACTCCTACTTTTCTACGTGCGGTGGGGGACATCTGAAGCCTACGCAACGCCCGAGCTTCGCCCTGTTTGCTTGCTTGGTCAACGATTGCTGGTATCTGATCTTGGCGAATGTAATTTGTGTTGTCAACTTGCATCACTCCGCCGCTGATGTTTATCTGAGAAGGTTGTTCGGCTGGCAAGCTGTCGCTGCTTTCTACGGCGTTCGCTCCACCGACAACTGCGTCTCCGCGTGCTCCGGTGCTGTAACGGCTCATTGCTGAGTCCATTTTGTTGGCTGGAATGACATATTCGGGTTGGCCGCCTTCTCCGACTGTGGCTTGGGTGGGGCTGGTGACAAATCCACCAGTAGCAAGGCCAGGAGTTCTAGCCTCAAAGAAGTTTGTACCTGGCAGCGTTCCTTTTGGTATAGGACTCGTGCCGCCAGTGGCGAACAGGCGGGCGATGCCGATAGCGATGTACTGGGCGATCATTGTGGCGGCAGTACTGATCAGCTGGTCCGCAATTGTGTTCAGGAAGTCGGCGAAGGCTTCCTCGGCGGTCTTCGTTCCAGCGACTACTTCCTGTAGGCCGCCAACAAGGGAGTTGACCGCTGGACTGATAGCTGCAAAGGCTTGGTTGTATTTGAGTTGTGCTTGTTCGGCTGCAAATATCTGAGGCAGCATTGCTTCGTATGCTGACTTTGTTTTTTCTAATGTGTCTAACTGTGTGGTGGCTGCATTTATAGCTTCTTGGTTAGGTGTAGGGGTGTTTTCTATTAGTAGATTTTGCTGCTCTATTTGGTTGTTTATATCTTTTAGGGTGTTTTTGTAGCGGTTTGCTTGTTCTTGTAGTAGGTCTGTTTGGGCGTTTCCACCTAGAGAGAGTCCTGCCAGCTCTTGGTCTAGTCCTGTTTGTATTGCGTCTACTTGTTGCTCGGCTTTAAGTTTGTTTAACTCTCTTTGCAGTGCTATTTCTTGTTGTTTGTTTCTTAAAGTTATTTGCTCTAGCGCTATTTGTTTTTCAGCTAAAGCAACTTCTATTTCCTTAATTCTTTGGTCTTTGTTTGATAGGTTTATTACTTCAATTCGTTTAGCTAGTAGCGCATCCATGTTACTGAGCTGTTCTTTAATGGCGGCTGATTCGCCTTCTGTAGCTCGTATAGTTTGGATGGCTATGTCATAGGCTTTTAGATCTAGTTGAGAGATAGTCTGCAGAGTCTGTAGTTCTTTCTGTCTGGCTTGTTCGGTTTCGCGTGCCAGGCGTTTTTGTTCGTTGGCTGCTTTTCTTGCGTCTGCTTCTGCTTTGCGGTCTGCGGCTAGTTGTTGCTGAGTTACTTTGTTGTCTACACCTTTTAATTCGTTAAGTTTTTCTTGTTCTAATACTTTTTTCTCTAGTTCAGTTAACCCTTCTTTTTCTAGTTTGGCTGCGTACTTTAGTTCTATATTGCCTTTTGTTAGTGCTAGTGTTTTGTCGTCTAATAGGTTTTTGTTGAGGTCTAAAATTTGACCTTCAGCTTCTAGGATGTCTAGAGTTTTGCTTTTTTCTATGTTTGTGTCTGTTATTTCTTGTTTAATTTTAGCTTGTTCTTCTGCTTGTATTTTTGCTGCTTCGGCTAGACGGGCGTCTATAGCACCTTGAATAGGGTCAACGCTTGTTTCGGCTCCGCGTTCAGCTGCTGCTCTTAGTCTTGCAGCGCCTTCCCCTCCTTCTGCCGTAATACGGTCAGCCGCATTTATTTGATTGGTACGTGATATTCCTTTGGCTAGCGCTGAAGTAACAGGGCCAAGTATCGTTGCAGCTAGAGCTTGAAATTCCGTACCTAAAATTGCAACGGCTGAACCTAACTCGTTACTGGCATCGCCTAGCGATGTTAATGCAGTTACGGCATCATCTCCAATAGCTGCGGCCATTAATTTGGCAGCAGCTTCTGCAGCAGCTTGTGAACCAGAGACTTCTTTTGTTTCGTCTATAAGTTTTTTGGTGGAGCCGCTAACATCGCCAATGGCTTTTGCAAGGGCGTCGGCATCGAGACCTGTTTTTGTGAACGCTTGACCTAGCTTTGCGACGTCTGCAACGGCTTGGTCGATGATTCCGCCGATCGCACTGGCGAGAATTTGGGTGCCGAAGCCGCCTGCACTACCAATCGCTCCACCAAGAATGGAGCCTGGTCCGCTGCCGAACAGGAGCGGGAAGCCAATGCCAGCTCCCAAGTTACTTATGTTCTTTTTA